GGAGGACGATCTTCTCCGCAACCAGCTGGATGCGCAGCAGCAGGAACGCGACCGCACCAAGAAGGCAAATGACGCAAGGCTGCGCAATCTGCGCCGCCGCGGCCAGCGCCGGCCGCTGCTTTTCGCCGGTTATGCCGGCGTCCGGGATGGCGGCGACCGTCCCGAAACGCTCGGCTGACGCCGCATCCCGGTCTCCCTGAAAAAGGCTTTCCCCGAACGAGGCTTGCTTATGGATATGGATCATTCAGCGACGACGAATGGAGACCGGCCCGGCGGCGACGCCGTGCTGGCGCGCTACCGCCTTGCCGAGCAGCGGCGGCGCCGGTGGGACGCCATCCTGAAGGATGCCTATCGCTACACCCTGCCGGAATTCGAATCCGGCGACGGCGCGGAGCAGGCGGATCGCGGCGCGGACCGGCGCGCGACCCTGTATGACAGCACCGGGGCGGACGCGCTGGACGAAAAGGCGGCGCGGACCCATGGGCAGCTGTTTCCGCCGTTCCAGCAATGGATGTCGATACAAAGCCCCAAACAGGGTGTCGAAACGGACTCCGAGGAAACCTCCGCGCTGTTGGAAAGGATCCGGTCGGCGGCGGTGGAACGTTTTCACGATGCGCTCGACATCTCCAACTTCCATACCGAGATCGCGCCGGCCTTGCGGGAGGCCTATGTCTCGCTGGGCTGCATCAACGTGAATTTCGGCTCGCCCGACAACCCACTGAATTTCGAGGCGGTCCCCATCTCCCGCGTGGTGCCGGAGGAAGCGCCGGACGGCATTCCCCGGACGGTCTTCATCAAGCAGCAGGTCCGCCTGCGCGACATGCAGGTCCGGTATCCCGCCGCGCGGCTGCCCGAGCGTCTGCGCCGGGAAAGGGAGCGCGATCCCGACCGGAGCGTGGCGGTGCTGGAATCGAATATTTGGGTTCCCGGCGACAATGCCGCCGGGCAGGACCCGTTTGTCGACTGGTCCGTCTGGCTGCTGGAGGATGGCGGCCTGATCCTGCGCGACCGGTTGGAGACCGAACGCACGATTGCCTTCCGTGTCGACAAGGCGCCGGGCGAGGTGATGGGCCGCGGCCCGGTCCTGAAGGCGCTGCCGGAGATCAAGACGGCGAACAAGATCGTCGAACTGGTGCTGAAGAACGCCTCCATCGCGGTTAGCGGAATCTGGCAGGCGGAAGACGACGGCGTCCTGAACCCGGCCAATATCCGGCTCGCGCCCGGCACCATCATTCCCAAGGCCGTTGGGTCGGCGGGGCTGACGCCGCTCGAGGCGCCGGGGCGGTTCGACGTGTCGCAGTTGATCCTGAAGGACCTGCAGCAGCGCATCCGCGTCGCCATCAAGGGGCCGGACCTGCCGCCGGCGGCGGAAGGGGTGCGCACGGCCTTCGAACTGGGCGAGAGGCGGGCCGACCAGACGGCGGTGGAAATCCCCCAGACCCTGCGTCTGCTGAACGAATGCTACGACCGCCTTGTGCGCCGCTGCCTGCATATCCTCAGCCATCACTCCATGGCCGGCAGCCGCTACTATATCGAGCCCGTCGATATCGACGACCGCCGCGTCCGCCTGGTGCCGACATCACCGATGGTGCGCGTGCAGGACGAAATCGCGGCGCGAACCAGTTTCAACGGCATCGCCGCCATCGCGCAATTCGCGGGGCCGCAGCAGGTCGCGCGCTCGGTCAAGGTCGACGATTTCGCCCGCTGGTGGCTGAAGCAATCCGGCTTCCCCGCCGATCTGGTCCGCACGCCGGCGGAAATCGCGGATCTCGACAGGCAACAGGACGAGGCCGGTTTGGCGGCGCTCGACGGTCTGGCCGCGCTGGCCGGGACCGGGGAAGGGGGGACGGATGGATGAGGGCGCCGAACCGACGGCCGAACCGACAGCTGGGCCCGACCCGGATGCGATCGCCCGCGTGTTCGCGCGCTGCTTCAAGGGGCGGGACGGCGCACGCGCCTTGGCCTTCCTGCGCCGCCTGACGGTCGAGCGCGCCCTGCCGGCCACGGCGAGCGCGGAGGAACTGCGCGACGCCGAAGGCCAGCGCCGCCTGGTGAAACTGATCGAAACCCTAGTGCAACGAGGTAACGAGGATGAATAGAGACATGCAATCGCAGGATTCTCCGATGGCGCCGCTGATCGCCAGGAACCCGGAGGCGCCGGAGGAGGAGGGGGACGCGGACTACGCGCTGACGGTCCCCGCCGAACTTGCCGAGATCGGCATTCAGCCGGACAGGGACCACCCGCTGTACAAGTCCGCCGCCGCCTGGGCGCGGGAGAGGCAATTGTCGCAGCACGATTTCGACGAATTGGCGGCCGGCTTCTACCGCAGCATGGCCGACGAAGCGCAGCGCGACCAGGAAGCGGAACAGGCGGAGCGGCAATCCTTCATCGACGCCTTCGCCCCCGTCTCCATGCAGGGCCGGGACGACGAGGCGGCGCTGGATGCCGCGCGCCGGAACGCGCGCCCCGTGGTGGACTGGGCCGCCGGCCTGTTGGCGCCGGCCATCCGTCAGAACCCGGATCTCGGCCAGATGCTGGAGGAGCTGTTTTCCTTCGCCGACGGCGTCGCCCTGATGCGGGCCATCAAATCCTCGATCGGGGAACGCACGCCGGGACCGCAACCGACGCCGTCGGGCGCGCCCGCCCCGAAACCGGCGGAAGAGGTGCTCTACGGGGCGACCACGCCCGCGCGCGGCGTCTGACGCGAAACCCTTTCGGACCTGTTTTCCAACCAAGGAGTAAACAATGCCGCAAATCGGTGACACCTATCTGAATCTGGCCGACGGCTTCAAGCGGTCGGCTTCCGGCGACTCGCGGGAGGCGATTATCGCCGAACTGCTGTCGCAGACGAACGAGATCATGCTGGACGCGCATGCCATGCCGGCCAATGACGGGGCCAGCCATATCTCCACCGTCCGCACCGGCCTGCCGTCGACGACCTGGCGCAAGCTCTACAAGGGCGTTCCGGTCTCCAAATCCGCGACGCAGCAGGTGCGCGACACCTGCGGCATGCTGGAGAGCTTTTCAAGCCACGACCGCGACCTGGTGGACAAGCAGGTTCTGCCGCAGCGCTTCCGCATCATCGAAAGCCGGGCGCATCTGGAAGCGATGGGGCAGGAGATGGCGGCGACCTTCATCTATGGCGACACGGCGGTGGATCCCGAGAAGTTCATGGGGCTCGCCCCGCGCTACGACGCCTATCAGGACAGCGACGACGGCAAGTCCAGCTTCAACGTCATCGACGCGGGCGGCGAGATCGCGGATGCCAACACCTCCATCTGGTTCGTCAAATGGGGCGACAGCACCGCGCATTTCATCTACCCGAAAGGGTCCAAGGCGGGGCTGCGCCATGACGATCTGGGCCTGGATACGGTGGAGGACGGCGAGGGCAATCCCTACCGGGCCTACCGCGATCACTACAAGCATGACATCGGCCTGGTGGTGAAGGATTGGCGCGCCATCGCGCGGGTCGCCAATATCGACGTGGCCGACATGCGCGCCGGCAATACCGCGATCGAGGACTTCATGCTGGAGGCCTTCTACCGGACCGACGACACCAGCGGGACCATGGCGATCTACTGCAACCGCGAGGTCCAGGTGGCGCTGCATAAGCGGGCCAAGTCGCAGCAGAACGTGAACCTGACGCTGGAGACCTTCGAGGGCAGGAAGGTCGTCAGTTTCCTGGGCGCGCCGATCCGCCGCGTCCGCGCCATCCGGAACACCGAGGCCCTGGTGCCGGCGGACGTCTAGACCCCGCATCCGATCCCAGCGCTTTCCGGAATTTCTCCCAAGGAGTGACATCATGATCCTCGACAGCGAATTGCTGCTTTCCGACAAACAGACCGTCACCGCGACGGCGCCGTCGGACGATTTCATCGATTTCGGCCCGGGCCGCGATATCGGCCCCGGCACGGCGGTGCCCCTGTTGATCCAGGTATCCGCCCCGTTCAGCGACATGGCGGACCTGACCGTCGATATCGAAACCAGCGACGACCCGACCTTCGTGTCGGGCGTGAAGGTCCTGGCCGGCATGACCGTGCCGGTCGCCGATCTGGTGCAGGGCTACCAGTTTCCGGTCGCCCATGTGCCGAACCATTGCCTGCGGTATTTCCGGCTGAACTACACGGTCGGCACGCCGGGGGCCTCGCCCAACGGCGCCATCACCGCCGGCGTGGTCTGGGGCGTTCAGACCAACCGGTAGGCCCCGATACGGCGGCGGTGAAACGGTGGGGGGCGGCGGGAAGACCCCGCCGCCGCCCGGTTCGGACAATCCACACATCCAAATGAGAGGAGGGGCGGCCATGGCCGTTTCCGATATCGCGCTCTGCGGCGGCGCGCTGATCCGCCTGGGCGCGGAACCGATCACCGGTTTCGCGGACGGGACGGCGGAGGCGGATATCGCCAACGCCCTCTATCCGATGGTGCGGGACGGGATGCTCAGCGCCTATCCCTGGAGTTTCGCGACGGCGCAGCGGTCGCTGGCGCAG